CCTGTGTCGAAATCGCCGTCCATGGATGTTGCCATTGGCGAGCGCACAAAGTGCTTGTACCCGTTTGGCACGTCCGTACCAAGGAACCAAGCATCAGTGTCCGTCAGGTAGTGGTTGACGCGGTAGCCTTCTGGGATGGACCCATTGGACTTCAGTGCGTTCAGGTCGTTGTCGGCAGTGCCAACGCGGAGCTCTGTCTGCAGCAGGCGTGTCGCCACGAACATCAACGCAGGTGGAACGATCAGCTTGCGCGGGCGAGCCGCGATCAGCAGGCCACGCTCGTCAGTGAACGCTGCGATGTCAATCACAGCCTGCTCGAGCGAGGTTTCGTTCAGGTCGGCATCAACTGCGGGGCGGTTACGGTTTGTCACACCTTGCACGGTTGGGTGCGCAGTGTTGAACAATGTAACGCCGTCGCCGCCAGTGAACGTGTCAAAGCCTGTGTTCAGCAGCTGGGCTGCCTTGACCTGCTTTGTGTACGCCATGGCGCGGGCCAGTGCTTTGGTGTAGCGCGCGGAGAGAGAATCGTAAAGATTGTCCTCCATCGCTTCCTCGGTGATCGAGAAACCCATTGCAACAGTCTCGTGTGTATAACGTGCAGTGAAAGATTCCTGCGCGTTGTCATACGACAATGCCTGACCTTCGTTTTTGACCGGTGCCGCGCCGAAGCCCGACAGTTTGGTCTCTTCTTCGAACGAACGCTCGGACGTTTCCGTCTCATAGATTTCAGCGTGCTCGTTCTCGTACTTGTCGTACTCAAGGCCAAACAAGGCATTGAGGCCGGGGAGGAGCTCTTTCAGGAGCTGTGCGCGTGAGATAGCCATTCCGGATACTCCTTATGCCACGCCAAGGCCGGCAGTGTACGCATGGGATGAAGGATTGAATTTAACAATCACATCCGTAAACGCGTCACCGACAGTCGAGGTGGTGCTTTCAACAAAACCAACGACCTTGAAGGCGATCGTGGCGGTGGCGGCCGATGTCGCAACGTCCAGAGCAACTTTAGAGTTACCTGTCGCTGTGTTGCCGGCGGTCTGGTTCACACCCATGTTGGTGTGCAGCAGCGCTTGGGCAACAGGTGCATCGGCTTGGACCTGAAACAGTGTGTTCGGGTCATCTACGACATACGCAATGGCGTCAGCCGCTACTGTACCAGTCGGCCAGTAATTGCGTGTCGTAAAGCCGTATGTCGGGTCAGTGTAGGCACAGCCCACAAAAACGCCAACCGTGCCGGCTGCGAACGGATCAGCGTTGGTGCCGACGTCCGTGACTTTGGTGATTGTACCGTCAGTATGAACCTGAACGATGTCACCGTTAAAGATATTGGCCGCGTACCCGGATGCGATCTTAATCGCGCGGGTAGAGCCAGCGAACGGAGTACCGCCGATCAAATTGATCGGGCGGAGGCCGTAGGGAGAAGCAGCTGTAGCCATTTCAAATCTCCTAGAAGGCGAAAGTTACAGCAAGAAGCACCATGCTTACTTGCCAAACGAAGTGCGCGAAGACCGTTCCGGTTTTAGAACGGGCATACGTGGGTCCGAATTTCGCATGTAGTTGTTGTCAACCGCATCCATTGCGCGACTGGCATCACCCAGCTGAGCCTCAATACGAGACTCTGCGATATCGTCAGAAATTGCACAGAGAAGAAGACCGCCAACCTCGATGTTCCCCTTAAAACGGGAGTCCATGTCAGAGACGAGCTGCATCTCGGGGTAGTCGGATGCTTTGACCGGCGTGTATCCCTCACGGAAGCGAGTCGATACATTGGGGTTGTCCGATGCACCAAGCAGGGCCGTCCGAATCCAGCGGAATTTTACTCCCTCACGGGCTTCGGGGGTCGGCAAGGCCGATGGACGCGTCCACGTTTTTTTGCGCGATGTTGCATCGCGAGTCTCAGCGGTCCGGGGTGTACGATCAGCCATTTTTAGCATCCTTCATGAGTTGCGCCGCATATTGTTCGGGTTTGAGGCCCAACCGCTTGGCGAGAGCGGCCTGTGTCGAGGTCAACTTAATACGGCGTGGTGAGGGGGCAGAACGTCCTGCCGGGGCCACCACGTTAGCCGCTTTCCGGGGAGTCGGTGTGACCTCTTCACCTGCACCATCGGAAAATTCGTCTGCAAACCGCTTACGTACAGCGGAGTCAATCTCAGTGTAGTACGTTTTACTGTTCGGATCAACACCGTTGCGTACGAGCCGTTCATGGACGCCGAGCGCGAAACCCGTCATCTCACTGTTATTGCCGTACCACTTGTTGTTGTTCATCCACTCAGTCTGGCGTTCGTCGAGCTTGACCGTCGGCTGAGGCTTGGGTTGCGGTGCAGGCTCTTCCTGCGCGCGCGGTGCCGGGCGGTAGTTTTGCAGCTGGGACAGGCGACCCTGCAGTTCGATCATCTTGGACTGAGCGTCCACGATCTTATCTGCATCTCCCAACTCGTAGGCAGAGCGGTATGCAGCCTTCGCACTGTTAAGCTCGCTCTCGACGCGCCCCTTGGCCTGTTCTACCACGGCGCCTTGGCCCTGTGTCAACTGCTCTTGGAGCTTCTTGTTCTGCTCGTAGATCGACTTGGCGTAGTTTGTCGCCTCGTCCCGCTCACGTGCAGCGGCTGCCTGTTGGCGTGCCGCCTCCTTGGCCTCAAACGTCAGCTTCTTGATGCGTTTCTGCACCGCTTCGCTGTAGCCCTCAAGATCACCCTCGTCTGGGATGTCCTCTTCCTTGGCCGGTTCCGCACGGCGCGGTTTGTCGTCTTCCGCTACGTCGTCGACGATTTCGATCTCGAACTCGCCTGATTCATCTTCCTCGATCTGGTCTCCATCAACCTGATCGGTGTCCTGCATGGTTTTCGTATTCATTCTGGAACCCTCTTGGTTGCGGCCTTGACTGCGTGCATTGCAGCAGTCTCGATGTCCGTTTGTGCGAGCGCTTTGAGGCGAGCGATCTCATTGCCGTGCATCTCGCCGTAGGCGCTGTCCATTTCTTGGAGTGGGATCATCTCGATCAAGTCGATCAAGTCAGCCGCGGCCTGCTTGATCTGGCCGACCATGCCGTCACCTGACGGGTTGAATGTGATACCTACGCGGTATTCGCCTTTTGTCATCTTCATAGCTTACACCCTTGCAAATCCGCGGGGGTCATCAACCACCGCTTCAACTGTGTCGTCATTGACCAGACGGAACTCTTTCCCGCCAATCTTGAATCGTGTCCCGGAATATGACCGGAAAATCACGAAGTCGCCTTCCTTGCACCAAGGCCCGGATGGGAACTTTACAGGGTCGGAGTAGGCTTCGCCCCCAACAGCGACAACCAATCCAATAATAGATGCTGTGGATTCGGCATCTTTGATGCTGTCTGGCATGTATACTCCGCCGTCGGTCTTCTCTCTGACGTCAAGCGTCGTGACGAGAAGGTGGTAGCCTACCGGTTTGGGGAGTTTAAGACGTGTCGCGTCGTCCATTTCACTGGGTTCGTACATAGTTCACCTCATGCAACGATCTCGGCTCGTTGTAGCCGTCGCCGGACCACCCGGCTACACCACTCTATGTGGTGCTATCTCAATCCTCAATATACCTCTGTTCGATTTCAGAAATATCCTCGAGCAGTGCTTCGACGGCCTCAACCTTTGCGACCACCTTTACATACGCCTCATAGTCTTTCGGACCACCAGACATAAGGTAGTCCGCAAGGGACTCCTTATAGTCGTTCATGCGGGACCTCAGTGCATCTAGTGGGTTCATTCTGCTTCTCCCTCGCCCTTATCGGCGCTCGCAATAATATCCTTGGCAACCGCAAGGCCCATTTCGGCCCCTTTGGCGCGCATTTCGTTCGCCTCGCCCCGCATATCTGTGGCGATCTTGACCCCTAGATTTGCCCCGGCGCGGCGATCTTCTGACTCGATCCGCTCGGACTGTACTGCCACGTTGGCCGTCTTGATCTTCTCGTCCAGCTTGAGCTTCTCGACGTCCATGAGTGCGTCGTGCTTGGCCTGCGCCTCTTTCAACGCGACCTCGCGGGACTTCAACTCGAGCTCTGCGCGCTGGATCTGCGTCAGCGGGTCTTGTGCCTGCTTCTGCGCTTCCTGCTCTGCTGCTTCCGTCTGGTTCTTCTGCAGGAGCTTGTCGGCGGCGGCGGCGGCCAGACGCGACACCTCACGTTCGAGATCCTCTGGGAGCGACGCTTCCGGATCAGGCATCTCAACACCCAGCTGTTTCTGGATATCCACGCGATACTGCATCGCTACGTGTTCTGTCACGTGGGACGACAGCGCCGCTTGAATCGCGCCGGCAAACGGGGATTGCCCGACCATCTGCTGAATTTTCGGGTCCTGTGCGGCTGCCATGTGGACCGCGATATGCGCCTCGTGGTCCTGATACGAGAATACTTTGACCGGTTCTTGCTTGAGCATCGCCATGTTCTCGGTAACGGGGTCTTTGGCCTTGATGTCCTCTGGCAGTTTGATGATCTCGTCGGCGTCTTGGATACCAAGGACCTCGAGCATCTGACGGTGTAGCTTGCCGAGGTCGTACAGGTGTGGCGCCTGCTGGGCCAGCTGCAGTGCTGCTTGGTACTGTACCACACGCTGCGCCATTGTCGCGGCGTTCGGGTCGGACACCGGCACAATGTCGACGCTCTTGTTGAAGTCGTCTGTCCGGCTGAACTCACCCTCGATCTGATAGTCGTACTCTGGCTCCATATAGTCGTGGATGATCGCCGCGATGAGCCGAAGCTCTTTCTTCAGTGACGCATGGAGGCGTGCTTGGACGCCCGTCATCACCTTCATGGACCGCTCTAGCAGTGCGAGCGTGGTGCCCACGGGCGCTTCCGGGTTCATATTGCCCACTTGGACGTCAGCCACGGAGCCGATGCGACGGCCTTCTTCGACCACATTCCCGAGTAGCTGATACAGCACACCCGACGGTTCTTTGTATGGGAGCGGGAATAGCGACTCGCGCAGTGTGCCGCCTGAGACGTCCACGTCACGCCACTCGCCCGGCTGCAGGGGGGTCCCATCGCCTTTGATCCGCATGCCACGCGCTTTGAGGCCCGCAGGCAAGTTAGAAAGTGTACCGGCATCAATAAGCTGCCGCATAATAGATGTCGCAGACTTGGCAAGGCCACCGATCATGTGGATCAGGCCAGTGCCATAGAAGCCCATACCCGGCAGGTAGCGGTAATGCACGAAGTGCATGCGCTTCAGCTTGCGGCGGTCGTCATCGTACCAATTCCGGCGGATCGCGAGGATTTCACGGGAGGATTTGTCGATTGTCACTACATACGGGCGCGGGATACCTTCCGGATCGTCATATTCCTCGGGCATGTTCATCGTGACGTGCATCTCGAGGATGGTGTGCCGATCATCGTCGTCAATGACAGCCTCTTCACCATTCATCTCGTCGTATTTCTCTTGGATATCCGAGAAATCTGCTGTGGGTTCAGGCAAATCGACGTCGCGATAAAAGCCGCCACCTTGCAGCTTCATGATCTCGATCGGCGTCTTCTTCATAATGTGCGTGTACCGCTCGCACGTCATCAGATCAGACACGCCATAGGCCACCACAAAATCCTCCGCAGGCACAAACGCAGACACGGCGCGCTCCAGCAACGGGTCATAGTAGACCTTCTTGAACGAAGAGCCTGCCAGCGGCAGGCGGAACAGCATCTGCTCCATCTCTTCGCGGTACTCGGGCATGTGGTCAGTCAGCTGGTAGTTTAACTCCTGCTGTACGCGCTGCGCCTGCTCAGTCTTCTCGGGGGTCAACTGACCGATAATCTTTGTACGTACGGGACCCGAGGCAGGGAACAACTCGCCCATGGCCTGTGCTTGGAACCGCACGACGGCCTCGGTCAACATCGGGTGGAACACACCGGACGCACCTTCCCATGGCTGGGTGCGCTCCTCGATCTTCATCCCGAGCAAGTCAAGACCCTTAACATAGGCCGTGGCCCAGTCAGACCGCGACTGCCTGTCGGAGTCAAACGACGCGACCAGCTCACTGGCCATTGATCCGAGGGTTGATTCGTCAATATAATCGGCGAGGTTGGCATCGTGCTCGATCGCTTCTCCAGCAAGGACTTGGTCGATGTCATCCATGTCAACCATGATGCTACCGTCGTCAGATTCTTCCGCCACTTCGATCTCGACCTCGAGTGCGTCGGGGTCATTGTCGCCGAACATCTCTTCCATTTCCTCGACGGAGAACGGTTCCAGCGGTTTTTCGATAGCCATAGTGTGCTCCTAGCATGATTTCGTCTAGTAATAGTCGACTTTGCGTCGCCAAGGCAACTCTTCGTCTTCTTCATCTGTCGGTAAGCGCAAGAAACCCCCTTGGCGGAATCTCATAAGTGCCATTACCGTGCTGTCCACATGGTCGTCATTTGCCATAAACGGGAAGCCTGCGATCTCCTCGATTACTTCCTCGGCCCAGCGCCGCGTCGGCACCCAGCAGATGCCAGAGGCAATGATATCGGCCACGGAGTTCAGGCGGGCCATCTTGTCCCCGCTCCCGCGGTGCGGTGTGTATTCCTGCACTGGCACGCCAGATCGGCGCATCTCCTGATACAGGGCCACACCGGCGGACTTCTTCTCCACAATAAAGGAATCAGGGTCCCATGTCTCATATTCTTCCGCGGCGAGCCGCTTGAGCTCTGGAAATTCGAGCCGCTGCTTGATGGCATTGAGCAGGATGATATTGTGCATGTCCTCTTCTTCGTTGAAGAACACGCCCCACGTCGTGATCGACGTATAGTCGGCACGGTTGTTTGTCTCGGCCGCCGCGTCGAGGGACATGATAATGTAGTCACACTCGGGCGGGTCCTCCTTGGTCCAGATGCGCCACCACTCCCGCTTCACGATCGCAGCTTCTTCTGCAGTGGGCGTCTGCTGGTACTGCGCGTTCCACTGAAACACAGGCATACTGGCCTTGGTGCGATGTAGCGCCGGCAAGTCAAAGAACTCCGGCCACAGGGCCTTCTCGACCGTAGTCTCGTTGCCGTCGGCATCAAACTTCGGGATCTGCATAATCGCAGGGAACTCGAAGACCTCGTACTGGTCTGAACCTGCGTTCTTTGTCATGTCGTCGATCAGACGCCCGATCATGTCCAGCTGATGCCATCTCGTGTGTACGACGGCCACGGCCCCACCCGGCATTAGGCGCGTTCTGGCGCCGTAAGCAAACCACTCGTATGCTTTGTCGAATACCCCGTAGTTGCCATTCAGCACGTCTTGCTCGGAATGTGGGTCGTCAATCAGCAGCATGTGGGCACCACGACCAGCAAGCGCGGACCCAACGCCACATGCGAAGAACTCACCACCTGCGGTTGTATTCCAGCGGCCGGCGGACTTCGAATCCGAGGCCAACGCCACGGTCGGAAAGACTTCGCGGAAGTCGTCTGTATTGATAAGATTTCGCACTTTACGGCCAAAATCCACCGCCAGATCAGTGGTGTGCGAGACCAACATGACCTTGTGGGATGGGTTCCTCCCGAGGTACCACGCCGCATAATAGATGGAAACCATCTGGGATTTACCGTGTCTGGGCGGCACGGAGACACATATACGGTCTTTTCGCCTCGCCTCAATATCCTCGAGGAGTCCTGCTAACTTCTTATGGTG